GTCTAATCGTCAGCAGACTGAATTATTTAAAGCACAGCAGCGTGTACAGGCATTGTTTACAGATCAAGCTGCGACTAATGCTGCACGTCAGTTTAATGCAACTAGCCAAAATCAAACTGACCAGTTCTTTGCCAGCCTCGCTAGTCAAGTTTCTCAGTTCAATGCATCACAGCAAAATGCACAATCGCAGTTTAATGCGGGTCAGACAAACACAGTAAACCGTTTCAATGCAGAACTGAACAATCAACGTGATCAGTTTAATGCCACAAACCAACTTGTAATTGCCCAATCTAATGCACAATGGCGTAGGCAAATTGCAACTGCAGATACAGCAGCTATTAACCGTGCTAATGAACTTAATGCTAATGCTGTTCTAGATATTAGTAAAAGTGCTTACGACAATCTGTGGAATTACTATGCTGACACAATGGAGTGGGCATGGAAATCTGCAGAAAATGAAGCTGAACGAATAAATGATATGGCTATTGCTAAACTAAACGCGGATTCAAATACAGACTTGCTTAAATTTAAAGAAGATGCCGCTACATCATCAGGATACGCAAAACTTATTGGGGCTGTATTAACAGCACAAAAAGGTTCGTTCTTAGGTAGCTTCTTACCATTCTAGGGGAAATACAAAATGGCTAAAACTACATATGCAGCACAAATATACAACAGAACTCTTGGGGCAAAAAAAGAAGAGCCTGCTAAAGAAGTTGGGTTACTCGCAAGGAGTGGCGCACCTAGAAAAAAATCAACAGGAAAAGATCAGCCTTTTGATTTTGTCTTAGAAAAAACTTTACAAATACGTAGTTTGCGTGATAAAATAAAAGAAAAAGGCAAGACAGTAGTATGAATGAAAACATCCCACTAGACGCACCTCTTCCGGGCATGTCAATGACCCACGAACTGGGCGCACGTCCTTGGCAGCAACCGTCTAAAGCAACAACTGTAGCAGAAGCTATGGAAACATATCTTCCAGCTTTTCAGGACGAAGAGGTTGTACCACAAATGATAAATGTACTTGAATCCGGTATTCCAGTAGCTACTATAGCTGAAGCCAGTATGCTTGGTGGAGTAATGGAAGGCAGACACACTATTGATGTAGGTATTCTGATCCTTCCATTTCTTATGGAAATGATTGCATATGTAGGGGATTTGGCAGAAGTAGAGTACACTATGGGGAACAGTAAGATTCCTAATAAAAACGCAGCTATGGAGCCGCCTACAGATTCAGAAATTGCTGCGGCTCAAAAAAGACTTGGTGCAGTAAAACAAGAAATGGAAGACGATTTCTTTATGGAAGATGAGTTTCCTGTGGAAGAAGAAATGGTTGTTGAGGAAGAGGTTCCAGAAGAGCCAAAAGGTTTGATGGCTAGGAGACAGTAACTATGGGATTCAAGTTAGGTTATTTTGCAGGTACACTTGGTGACATCTTTCTAGAGGACAATGAACGTGTCAGTAAAGCTACTGATAGCACGTTAGATTCGCTTGCCAATTTAGTAATAAGAGAAAATGAAAAGCGCACAGAAAAAGTAGAATCAGCAAAAGAAAACATTTCGCGTCTTGAGGCTCTTGGATTTAAGCGTCCCGTTGCTGCCTCTATTGCTCGCGGTGGTTTGCTTGCGGTTAATGATGCCGTAAAAAATGCCGGAACCGCTAAAGAATATGGCGAAGATGTAAATAGTTATTATGCAGCTACAGCTACCTTTAAACCAGAAGACTATGCAGATTATACTATAGCACAAATGGCAGAAGCTGTGGTTCCAGTTATGGACATATCGAAGTCTGCAGACATTTTGACTAAAGGTAAAAGAATAAATACCGATAGAGTAAACGAAGCTATATCTAAATATAAAGGATATACCCCAACAGGTTCTGATATAACTGTGCCTATTTTTGCACAAGATGTATCTAAAATGGGTGGAGGTAGATTTGATGTAACGGAATTAAGTTCCGCCGCAACCTTTCTGGATAAGCTAGTAAAAAGCGCAGCTAGAAGTGCAGGCGAAACTACAACGGGATATAAGGTAGACGAAATAGACGGAAGAATGATAGGCAGTATGCGTAACGCCGATACCTATTCTAAATGGTTGCAGACGGAAGTACCAAAAATTTTAGAACTACAAAAGGAAAGTATGACAGCTAGAGCATATCGTGCTTTAGAAGCTGCTTCAAGAGTGTATATACAAAACATTACACAACCGCAGAATGTACAGGATTCAGCTGATAGCACTTCTAGTGGCAAGGCAGTACCAAAAGGAACTGGAATTAATACAAACGTAGTAAAGCAAACAATACGTGATGACATAGATAGTGGTATTTCTCGTGAAGAATCTAAAGCTGAAGCTGTTAATGACGGTATTGATCCAGCTTTATTCGATCAATTATATGATGAGGCGATTAGACTACCTAGTAGGTCTGGCAGAAATATAGCTAGAGGTATGACTAACGCACCTATAGTTAATCAACCAGCAGAAGCGGCTTCTGAACAATTTACAGGAACAAATAGAAGATCAGCAAGAACAGGAAGATAATAACATGGGCCGTTACTCCTCTGCGTTTACAGAAGATGATACTACTACTACTGTTACATCCCCTACAACAACAGGCGGCAGATATGCAAAAGCAATAACAGAAGTTGATGTAGGTAATGAAGAAGTAGACTTAGACGATTTTACTTATGAACAGTTTCAACAGTCCCCTAAACTACGTAAGGCGGCTGTTCGTTTTGCTAAAGCACACTTAGGATATGATAATCCTAGCGCAGAAAAAGCTATTAGTGAAACAATAGAACATTTTCGTGAGTTTAATGTAAATGAACTTGTGTCTGCTGGTGACTGGAATTATGTCAGCGGCCTTAAAGCTGATGCGAGTGATACAGGGGATTATTTTAACCCAAAAGCAGCGGAAGCTTTAGAAGATTATAGAGAATTATATCAAGCGTATGAGGCTTTACCTAGCTTTGGCGAAGGTTCTGCCCCAGACGCTTTTATTGATTATGCGGCAGGCATATTGCAAGCACCGTCAACTTATGCTGGCGTTTTGCTTCCGGGTGTTGGTAAGGCTGCTGGTGTAGCTGCGCAAGCAACATCTAAATTAATGATAGGCCAAGCATTACGTGCAGCCACAAAAACCCCTTTACGTGCCGCAGCAACAGCAGCTGGTATAGAAGCTGGTGCCGGTGTGTTACAAGATGTGACTGCACAAAGAACTCTTATGGAAGCAGACTTACAAGAGGAGTACTCTTTAGGTCAAACAGCTTTAGTGGCGGGAATATCTGCTGCTGTACCTATGGCCCCCGGACTTGGTTACTTAAAAGGAAAGACGTTTAACTATATTGAACGAAATACAGGTGACTTAGTACAAATGTCACAAGATGCTGTACAGAAACGTGTAGACAGAGCCAACAGAAATGTACAAACGTTAAAACAAAACAAAGATAAAGCTGAGTCTTTTGGTACTATTAAAGAAAGATTGAACGCTTTAAATGAAGAAGCCGTTACTGCAGGTAGAGAAAAACTTGGAGACATGGCTCGTACATCTGGCTTAGATAAAAATATTCGCCTTGCTGTTGACCCCAAAAAACTAGAACAAGTATCTGCAGCACTAACAGATATTCTAGCTACAAAAGGTGGTTTATTAGAAGGGGAACGTATAACAGAGGGTGTTGCACGTGTTCTAAGAGGTTTAGATGAAAAGAAACTTTCGGAAGAAGTATCTCGTGTTTTTGATGACACTTTAACTAAATACAACCTTACCTTCGATGACCTAGCGAATATCATTATGGCTGACGTGTCGGATTCAGCTAGAGTCCTGCAACAAATGGGGCAAGCAAAAAAGAATCTAAAAGCAAAGCTTGGCAATTTTAGTAGGGCATTAAATGATGTAGCAGATTATGATCTGTTTGGGTTTGATATTGAAGTACGAGAAGCAGCCAAAAAAGCCAGTGAAGCGGTTAAGAAAAATGATGTGAGAGAATATCTTACACAAACATCAACAGCCAGAGAACTTGATGCGGCACGTCTTGCTTTTATGACATCACAAACAGCTACTACAGTGCGTAACGTAGTTTCTGGCACTGCAAGAGTAGGATTTGATACCTTAACACGTGCCGTTGATCGTGGTTTACGCAAGGTAACAGGTCAAGATATAACAACGGCAGGTCAAGAAGATGTGTTTGCTGTATTTGCTGCGTTGACAAACGAAAAAGAAGCAATAGCAATAGAAAATATTTTTGCTATGGGTTTTGAAAAAGAAGCTAACCGTTTGTTTCGTATGCTGCAAGACATAGGTGATGCTTCTTATGCCCCAAACAAAATGACTAGACTTGCCAATGCTTCTAGACAACTAAATGCCCTTAACACAATAACAGATAATGTGTTTAAGCGAGCCGCACTAGTAGGTAATCTAAAGAGAGCCTTAAATGAACAGTACACGTACACGCTAAAAAATAGAGACGCTCTACTAGAGTACCAAAAAAAGTTTGGTAAAATGCCTACTGCTGAAGACTTTAATCTTGTAGAGATTATGAAAAACGGCAGATTCAATGATGTATTTGGGTCAAAGAAGGGACAAGAAGCTTTAACAAAAGCCGTGGATGAAGCCTTATACTTTACCTATCAACAAGCACCAAATCCCGGTGGTATAGGAGAATTGTTTGTAAAAGCTGTACACAAAGTACCTTTTGTGGGTACGGCTCTTGTGCCTTTTCCTCGTTTCATCCTAAATGCTATGAAACACACACTTGAATATTCTCCTACATACTTATTATATGGTAAAGGCAAAGATGAAATACTAAACGTAGCTAAACCCTTGGTAGGAATGACTAGGGATGAAACTATTACTTCTTACCAAAATGCCGCTAAAGGATTGGTAGGTGGTGGATTTTTATTAGGTGCTACCGCTTTCCGAAACAGTGAATATGCTGGAGAAAATTGGTATGAAGGTAGAACACCAGACGGTAAAACCGTAGACTTGCGGCCTTTTTTTCCTGCGGCACCTTTTTTATTCTTTGGTGATTTGCTGCTTAAAACGTATAAGCAAAAGGTGCTTGGAGAACAGCAAGTATTTCAAGGTGATCGCAGCATAGTAACAGACGCTATTCAGGCTCTCACGGGTACTCAATTTAGAGCAGGTATGGGGTTATACACTCTCGATAAACTAGCTGATGAGCTTTTTGGTATAGGAGATACGGGAGACACGGGTGCGCAGATAGGAGCAAAGTTAATAACCGAATGGGCAGCAAACACAGTTAGTACCTTTACTATACCTATTACGTTTGGTCAGGATATGTACAACACATTCCTTGCACCAGATGATGAACGGATAGCACGTAACCTTGAAAGCAGAGATATGATGTCCCTGTTTATTAATAAATCTATGGCTCGTATACCGGGTAACTACGCTTTTGAAAAGAAATTAGAAGAAGCTGGTTTAACGAATGTGTTTACTGGGGCAAAGTATGAGGCTCCTAAAGCACGTAAGCCAGCCACAAAAGAGGGTAGACAGAGGCGTGTAACACCTATCACAAGACAAATGATGGGTTTCTTGAAATCAGAAAAGAAGACAGAACTAGAAAAAGAACTAGACAAATTGCGTATTAGGAGAAGTGATGTTTATGGAGGGCGTACAGAAATACCTGAATATGATGAAGTGTATGCTGTATTGATAGACGATTTTATTGCACGAAAAGTAGAGCCTTATGTAAAAAGTAAGGAATACAAAAAGTATGATAAAGACCCAGCTTTGCAAGCAAAAGTCCTAAAAGAAAAATTACGTTACTTCAAAAACATAGTAACTTCTTCTTTGAAAAATTCTGATCCTGTTATGCAAAAACGCTATGGGTTTAATCCAAAAGCTATGCTGGAATATAATAGGCGAGACAGTGTTTATAAAAATCTTGCTATGGAAAGATATCTTGAAATGTACGAAGAACCTGAAAATGAAAAGGGTTACGACTTTAATATATTAGCTGCATTAGCTAAAGAAGAAGAAGCTAAAGTAACGGGTGAGGCCAGAACAGTTGACCCCAACCCTATTGAAGATTAAACATAAAACACTTAACTAAAAGGGGGCCGTTAAGCCCCCTCTTTTATATGCAGTCGCATATGGCGCATACTTAACGATTATCCCCAGAACCTTGAAGCATACCCCTAGCTTTCCTGTCTGCAAGTTTTTCAATGTTGTCTTCCATAACTTTACCAAGATTAACTCCTAGTTCCTGTGCCAGTACAGCGATATACCAACATACGTCACCTAACTCTTTCGTAATCTCTGCACGTTTAGCTGGGTTATCTCCATCACGTATCAGCTTCTTAGCCTTGTTAGCAATCTCACCTGCCTCACCTGCCAGTCCTAACGTCAAGTACGCTAGGGCTGTTTCTTTTGGAAAAATGGCTGTCTCACAAGCCTTTTGTTGATACAATGCTGCTGTAATGCCACTCATTTGTTTATCCTTCATCCACTGTTTAGCCTCTTCTTCCAATGACATTTTGTGTTTCTTCCTCTAGTTCGTAAGCCATAGGCTTTCCAAAATAGGCATCGTTCCACCCACGTTGCCATTCTCGTGCTTGCATAGTATGTAAGTCCATATTAGGTCTATACTCTGTAAACATCCATTTTCTACCCAACTTAACAAATTTGCCACCTTTTAAAAAGGCAGAGTAACCCCACTCATACTGCAAACGCAGCGGGGCATCATACTTAGATAAACCATTACGCCGCTTCATATTCTACCTCTTGCATCTGATGAAAGTTAAAAATCTTAATTGCATTTACTGTACTGATCTTGAACCACTCACCATTACGGTCATCAGCAAAATGTGCAAACACTTTGTGCATTTCTGCTTCCTTTTTGTGTCTATCATCTGTACTTAATCTTGCTATAATTCGATAGTCGCGGAATGGTGATGAGGTCTGATAACCATTACAACGATCATCTGCGTTGACCGCTTTGCCTACCTTTACCCAGTCTAACCACGCATCATTGACAATGGCGTATACTTCCCCTTCTTTTGTGCGTTCAATTTGCTCGTGTGACCAAGCATCATCCAGTGATTTGTATCTTCCGGGTTTCCATAAAGGATGATTTTGCGGTATGTATTTACCATTGATATACATACGCCGTTTATTAGAAAAGTTGTTATACTGTTGTGAACAGGACTTACACTGTGTGCGTCCTACGTTTTTCCACGAAGCAGCCCAGTTATCTTCTGTTAATTCTACGCTGCACGAGTTACACGTATCCATGCTTACTCTCCTGATTCAGTTTCAGTTTTTGGTTCGTTTACAGAAGCCACTAGCATCTTTGTGAAGGCGTCTTGTGCTGCTCGTAACTGGTCAATACCAAACTGTGCTTGGGCAACCTTCGTATTTAAGTCACGAATCTGATTCACTAGATACTGTTCATTGTTTTCTAGTTCGTCATAGTCATACTCTTTACCGTCAATAGTAATCATTTGTTTTTCGTCATTCATTTTCATTCTCCTTTTCTTTCTGTTTTAATTTCTGCCACTCTTCATAACTAGGATGGCTACGTGGGGGGTTGAACTGTATCCAATCATCCCCACGCTTCCACACTAACTTACCACTAAGCTGCTTCGATGTCAACTATTTCACATACACCAGCAGTACAGGCTAACTCACGCCCACCTGAAGTTGTATCCTCTTTCTCAAACTCTCGCAACAATGACCAGTCTACATTCTTTGGCATTTTTGTGAAGAACTTTTTATACTCATCTTCATTGATATCCTGATAAGGTGCTTGCTGATATGTATGCTCACTGAATGGTAGGAAGCTAATACCTGACACCTCATCAAAATGTTTGTACACCCAAGAACCTACATCCATCCACTCATTCTCTTTGACTGAGATAGTGACTGAAGGTTTGTGTTCACACCAGTGACGCTGATATGTGAGCCACAGTTCAAGCTGCTCAATAGCTGTCATGTCAGTGCGAGTTACTGCGTTCTTAGGTGACTTCATAGGGAAGCTAAACACTGTTGTTGAGTCGGGTTTCATTACATCAGGTTCAGCAGGGATTCCCTGTGAAATAAGGAACTGTGTTAATGGGTCTTTGTTGTCGCCACGCACTGTACGTATGTAGTATGGATTGTGACGAGCATGAATACCACTAGCTGCATCAGTAAGCTGTGACACAGTGCCACTAGGCTTCACACAAGTGACAGCAGTTGACTGTGGTATCTTAAGCTGTTTAGCCATAGCCTTGTTAGCTTCAACGGAAACGGCACGTAGCAACTCAAGTACAGTTTCTAACTTACCACCAGCAGTTGCTGTCAGTTCGTTGTCCATGATGCCTGTAAGCGATACACCAAGTAGTCTTTCTTCCTCTGTGTTCTTCTGCCAAATCTTACGCAGATAACGGAAGTTAGTCAGTGTAGCTTGGAATGTGCCGAGAATAGTGGCAAGGCGTACCTTCTCTTTCAGTGTTTCAACTGTATCTGATTCACGTACTACTACCTCAGACAAGTTACAGAACTGATAAGGACGCAAGATAATTTCACTGCAAGGGTTGCAACCGAAATCTTGTTCTGCGTCACGCCGACCATTCTTAGCTGCCTGCTTCTTAGCTGACTGACGATTGAATATACCACGCTCACCTGATTTAGATTCATACAAAGACAACCACTCACGCATGAATGTACCCATCTGTGGCTTCTCTTTATAAGCGACAGAGTTGTTTGCCAATGCACGTTGTCCTTCTTGCTCCCACCACTGTCCTGCTTTAGCATGGCGCATCTGGTCATCATTGAGATTAGACAACGAAATCAATGCGCTACGGCGTACACCACCTACAACTACAACCTCACCAATCTTACACATGATGTCGTGACATTCTATTGGATACAGCCTACGTCCAGCAGCACCCTTGAACTTCTCAATGCAAAACTCAAAGAGTTCAACAAGGGGCTGTGGGCCAGATGCACGACCACCAAAAGTCTTTAGCCTTGCGCCTGCAGGACGAACTTCGCTGACATCGAACTTAGGAACTTGTCCAGTATATAACATAGCAATCAGTTCCTTCAGTGACTTTGCCCATCCGGGGCGACTGTCACCTACTTTGATTACTGTGTCTGTAGTATGAAAATCTTCATTTACAATAGGCAGCTTCTCTACGTGATGACGTTCAACACTAAAGCCTACACCTGTGCCACACATAAGAATATACATTGTTTCATCAAACGCACGGGGGCTATCTACAGGCACGTAGGAACAGTTGTATCCACCTACGTGACAACGATCTAGTGCTGGCCCAGCAGTCATCAATGCCCTCATACTAGGCATGATAGATTGGTTAAGTACAGCTTGTTCTAGTTCACCTCTCAGTGTATCTGGTAGATTATAGCCAGTAGTAGAAGACAAATGCTTAGACATGTAGTCAAAATATCTTTGTACAGTTTCACTCCATGTTTCCCTTCGCTGTTCATCTTCTTTCCACCGTGCATAACGTGAAAGTGCTATAAAGTTTTGGTAGTCTGTTGGTAATTGATTACTTATCATGTTGTTTACTCCGTAATTGTTTTTATGTTTCTGATAGTAGCACCTTCTATATCATAGAAATACTCTTGGATGCACTCTTCCAATTCCTCGCCAACCATTCCATCAGCTGGTACGGGATAGTCGTCCTCGTCAATGTCAATAGTAATAAACATCTTAACTCTTATCACTTGCCATTACCTCTTCAATTAACTTATCCAAGTACCACTTGGCTTTCTGCAAATCCTCTAACGGCTTATCTTTATAATCAAAACGCCAGAGATACTTCATAATGTTGCCCTGTAAGTAATATTTAAAGCCCATATCGGTTGCAGCAGAGATTGCTTGAATACACTCAATACCTGTCTGGTTATAATGTGGTGGACTATTAACCATGTCAACAGATTCTGCTGAAGGCCACATTTGTTTTACATCTGATTGTTTACTTGCTTGTGTCATACGTAACTCCTCTTGCTCCTTCATTAACTTCATAAACTTCTCATGCCTACTCACGCTGAACCCCCTGTCTTTGTGTTAAAGTTAAGATGTACTACGTTACCATCATAAGTCTTTTCTACATCATCTTCTAAAGATATGTCAATCTCTTCTTCTTGTGACATTACAAAATTATGCAGCATTTCTCTGAACTCTTCTACCGCTTCCATAACAGGAACAGAAGAACAAATCATTTTGCTGAAATGCATCAACTGTGTGTAGTCATCATCATCTAATGGGTTTTGTGGAAAGGTCATTACCGATAAATCAATTTGCCCTGTCCATTCATCTTCTTCAGTAAGAAGAGGCCGTATACGTATAAGAAAGTCTTCTTTGTTTATATCTTTTAACACATCCTCTATGTCCATATTTATCTCCTTTTAACTTTAGTCCCGCTAAATTTAATGAACTTCGGATGTCCATTTTTTCCTCTTTCTCTTAGCCAGTCTTCCGGGATGATTCTATCATAGTAACGAAATCCATACTTAATACACCACTCGCCATAACTTGACTTAGCACCCTTTCGTAACTTGCGTTTACTGTTTTCAAAAACAAACCTAATATCCAGTTTAGGATGCTGCTTTTTTACTGCTAAATGTTTACGTCTGTCTGCCGCAGTAAACTGTCCTTTAGTTTCTATTATGATGCCATTTGGCAGCACAAAATCTGGTGTATATGTTCTGTATGCTAAATCTTCCCACTCTATCTTCACACACTCGTAGCCAAAGTTTACCTTTAACTCTTTGAGATAATTGGATATTTTTAATTCCAGACCACTACGATACCCATACTTTCGTGCTGCCCTAAATTGTTTATATAAAGACACGACTACGCTATATCACGCCAAGGAAAAGTATAACGATAATTATAATTCCGATAGCCAAGAGATTTAAGTTCTTCTTGGATAGCTTTATCTGCTTCATTACGGGCTGTAATAGCATCTCTAAGCCCAGCAGTTTTTCGCTCACGATATTCCTTACGCAAGTCTGTAAGACGATTCTCACATTCTCTAATTTCGTCAAGTAAAGTCTCCAGTTCCAATCCTTCATTCATCCATATACTCCTTTCTTAAGTCTACGTATGCCACTACAGGTGGCTGCTTTGCCTGTGATTTAACGGCAGGTCTTTCTACAAGAGAAGGCCAGCAGTCAAACCGATATGAACAAAAAGAGCAGTTTTTATTCAACACTTTGTTGCCCGTAACTTTCCCCCTAAAAGTTTCTATCTCTGGCTCAAAACATCTTTCAAACTTATTTGTCTCTACCTTAGAAATAGTATCTTTTATTTTAGATACTTCTGTGTCAACATTTAATCCCGTAGCTGGCACATATTTAAACTGACCATTAGATTTGTTTACTACCCACCAGCCGCCTGCCTTCTTATTAGAAGCCTTTGCATAACCAGCAAGCTGGGCTACGTATCCAAAACTGTCTCCACCAGCAAGGGTATTGTAGGACTCAAATTTATTTCTGTATGACCAGTCTGAAGCTGATTTAATATCATCAACTGCGTCATTAAGGATAAGGTCATAAGAACCAGAAATACTAGTGTCACCACAGTCAAGATTAACTTTGTCTGTATCTTCATACTTAACCCCCGCTTCCGTTAATAAACCTTTAAAAACTGCCTCTACAATATCTCCCATAAGCATGTTCATTATAAAAGTATTAGGCATAGGCAATGCAACATTAGGTTTGTTCTTGTCATACCAAAGCTGGCAGGTAGGCCGTCCAATGTTAGACATACGTAGAGTAAATTCTCTATCTTTACGTCCGTTATTAAACTGCCTCTTGACAGCCTCTTTGATATCTTTTGCTATCTTATCAGCCGTTTCCTCAGAAAAAGCTACGCCTTCCGACAAAGCTTTCTCTAAGTATTGGTGTATAGCAAGTTCAGCTGGATGATTCATCTTAATCTTCCGGCGTTTCGATATCAATGAAGTCTTCTACAATTTCAACATCATCATCGGACATCTTTGAACGTGTGGTCTTATCCCATTCAGAACAGATATAGTCGTTATAGTTCTGAACCCAAGCCATAAAGTCTGCAAACAAATCTTGATCTTCTTCCTGTAGCTTAATGTCGTTCTTAGCATCAAGCGTTGGTATGGGTAGATAAAATACAGCACCTGTGGGTATCTTACGTTCTTCTGTAGCCAAGTGAATATTATGCTGCACAGGAAGACGCTGCATCTTACCCAATTTAGAAAATGGCTCACCCATAATCTTGAAAGCGTCACGATTATCAATCTCCCAAATAAACGGGACATCCTTACACTCTGCTTTCTCTCCAGATTCGTACTTCGCATCTTCAATAGTAATCGTACCAAAGATAACACGCACACGTTTAATCTGTTTAATCAAGTCTTTTTTGTCTTGGGATAAGGCATTGAAGTCTTGAATGTAACCAGCAGGCTTACCACAGTTAAACGTACCCATATTGTCTTTCATATCAACAGACATATCGTTAGACATAATAGTTTTTTGGTACATGCCCAGCGGCTCTCCCGGTTTTGCTCCATGATTAGAATGAAACCGCTTATACATAAAACGCTGCGCAAATGGACGGATAATAGCCCCCCTTCCATAAATTACACCGTTAGATGGCATATCTAACCGATATGTACCACCATTAACAACCTCTACTTTCATAGAGGCTCCATCTACAATTTTTTCACCCATGATAGGGCTGTGTTGAATCTTCAATCGTGCTAACATGCTTGCCTTTTTATCGGGAGAGGAATCAATATTCATCCCCATAACATCAGCCATAGCAGAATAGTTATCAACATCAATTTGAACAATATTAGTACCCATATTTATATACTCCTTTCTATTTGAGAGCCATAGTTATATCACGCAACATCTTTAGTGTCAAGCCAATTATCCCCTATTTTTGATTCTAATAATAAGGGAACATTGAATGTAACACCAAAGCGTAACTGAATCAAGTCCTGCATACAATTATTTACGTCTTTTATTACATCCAATACTTCAACTTGTTCATTCGGATGTACATCTATGACGATTGAATCATGTACAGTATTCACTATACAAGACTTGTATATAGATAATCTTTTATCTATTTCAAGCAGTATGAGTGGAACAATATCTGCCGTAGCAAAAGACTGTACAGGATAGTTTTTTATTTGTGTAAAGTGTGAAACTTTACCGCTAGAGTAACGCTCCATATCAGGGAACAGAAACTCACGGCCTGACGGTGTTTTTATCTTGCCTGTACTCATAGCTTCCTTAGCCAATCGGGAGTGCCAAGATGCGATTCCTTTGTACTTTTCTGTGAAGTGAGTGTAATACTCTGCTTCTGCTTTTGTACGACCGAATCCTGTTGCCCCGTAGAGTGGCGCAAACGTATGTGCTTTCGCATCCTGTCTACTCGTAGACTGACCAGCATCACTAATAACTTTAGCGGTATATGAGTGTACATCAAACCCAGTAGATACTTCTTCAATTGCTACCTCATCTTGTGATAAATAAGCGGCAGCACGAAACTCTAGCTGCGCAAAGTCAGCCTCAAGAATCTTGCCACCTTTCCATCGTGACACAAATACTTTCTTTACAGGGAACGTGCCGCCACGAGGCATGTTCTGCATATTAGGATCAGCACCAGAGAAGCGGCCTGTAGCAGTGCGGTGTTGTAGCAACCTTACGTGCAGCTTACCGTCCTGTTTGGTGTGCGTTTGAATACCGTCTACAAAAGACGACAAGTATGTATCTAATGCAGACAGACGCTGTAAGTCAGTAAGGAACTGTTCAGCTTCATGAAAGCCACTCTTCTTAGCAGAGTTAGCTAGTATGTCTAACATCTTTTTGCTAGTGCTAAACCCATGCGCACTAACCCACTTCGCACTAGGTGCTTTAAATTTTAAGCCAGCAATAGATTGTGTAGGCGTAAAACGATAGCCTATACCACCACACTCTTTGCAGGTAGGAAGCTTCGCATAAGGCGTACCATCTTTTTTTATCTTCTTTTGTTTGCCTGTTCCATAACAAGCAAAGCACTGTCCAGCTTTAGTCTTGTAGACAATAGCTGAATGAGCATTTACAGTATTCATAAAGTCATCCTTAGACATATATGGCGTAAACAAATTAGCCCACAAAGCCTTATCATCTGGCTTTCTGCTGTAGATAACCCACGACATTTGTTCAGGGCTATTAAGGTTGATAGGTGTATCTCCCATCAGTTCTGTTACCTGTTGTTTCAGACGTTTTTCAATCTGTGCCTTTTCTTCCTCAAACTCTTTACGTACACTGTTTAATACAGACAGATTAACTTTAAATCCGCGCTGATAAATGCGAGACAAGCACACAGCAACCTGATTGGTTAGTGTGACTGTGTTCATCAAACCTGCATCTTCTAGTGTATTAAGACGATAGATTAATTTATCCGCAAGCTGTTGTGTAGCATGAAGGTCAGCGGATAGGTACTCACTCAACTCCTTGTGCGGTATGTCTCGCACACTGTAGCCCTTTTTTAGATATTCTTTCAATGTGTCTTGCTTCTTTGTGTCCAACTCGTAACGCTCTGCACACGCTTCAAGAGATAGAGGTTTTTTGATACCGCGCTGTAGTACATATTCCCCAAGCATTGTGTCAAAAACAGGGCCATCATATTTAAATCCTGATTCCCATAGCCACAGCAAGTCATGTGCAGCGTTGTGCATGATAAGCACAGTGGTAGCGTCCAGCCATTCTTGAACAGCTGTGTGTCCAAAGTTATCTGCATCTACTTCACTATGGTCAAAGGTAACAATACGTTCAACACCTTGATCGTTTAGCATACCAATCATAGTAAGGGAATTTCCCGGTTCAAACGGATCAAAGTGCAATTTTCCGTCACGATCAGTGACAGTATTTTCTACATCAAGTGTTAATTTCATGCTTCATACCTTCCTGTTTCGTAGTTAAACTCACATACTATACGACCATGCCATCCTGTCAACTTATTTTTTGCTAAGACTAAGTGTCTAAACCCGTCATCTTCTGCAACTTCTGAATCCCCACTGTTGTTATTTGTCTGTGGGCTTTTAGCAATCAAGATCATCAGGTCAGCTTCTGCTGCTTTACCTGTACGTGACCCTTCCATCATAGACTGATTCAAGTTGACACGTCCTTCTGCTTCAGCGTTTAGCTGTGACATATAGAAGATAGCACAACCATACTCCTTTGCAATCTGACGAGCATAAATAGCGTTAGCTTTAAGTGCTTCATCAGGGCGGGAGAATCCACCAAAATGTGCAAACTTATCTCCCATATCCAACACAAGAATATCAGGCTTATAGGATTTACATACAGATTCTACCCAAGCCATATCTCTACCTGTGCTGTCATATAACATAATGTTTTGCTTTACAGAGTCATACAATGTATGAGCCTTGTGTGGATTCTCTTTTACTTCTTTTAATGTCATGCCTGTAGCAGTACTAAGATATCTAGCACCTACACGATGGCTGCTCTCTTCATTACACAGGACAATGCACTTAGCACCTTGCCTTGCAAATCCGCTAGGGCCAGCAAGAAGACTGGCGTGAAAAGATGTCTTACCTGTGTTTGGCCTTGCACCTACCTCAATTAAGTGACCACCATTAACACCTTCAACCTTGCGTACTAGTGTAGGTATATTGAATGTCCATTGTGATTCAAGATCGTTACGCTGGATAAGTGATTCTATAGAAAGATCGTCCCAATCCACATTAAGGTTTGGGATAAAATCATCAGTATAATTATCCAGAATGTCTCGAAGGGGTTGTAGAGAGGAAATAGTACCGTTAACGTAGTCAAAACCAAGATTAGCAATATCTTCCCCAACCACTTGTTGAAATAGCTTAGATAACACATCACCCGCGATGTCTTTTCCAAGAGGCTGCTCCCTTTTAATCTTCTGAAACAAGTCTGAAAACGCAGCTTTCTGCGCCGTAGTCAGCGTAGTATTGCTTGACATAAAGACCGCTTCAATCTCATCAGGGCTGACTGTTCTGTTGTACTTGTCCATAGCAGTGTCAATAGACTGCTTAATCTTTCGTACATCTTTACTGAACAGCCTATCTGGACAACGTGACCCCCTGTGGTCATCGTAAAACGATTTGTCCATTAAACTTCTAACTAGTGATAATTCCATTTAGCTTCTCCATATCTCCGGGGTTACGATATTTAAGATCATCTGTTAAACGTAAGACACAAACATCATTAACATGCCCACGTAATTCTTTTGCAATCTGCAAATTCTTTGTTAGCGCATCGGGGTCTAACGCTATAACAGCTGTTGAGAACTGTGTGAGATACCCTTTATGCCCTTCCTGTAGAGATGTTCCAAGAAGAGCAACCCCGACAAAGGAT